GCTCGTTCAGGATGCCGCGCCTGCGATCCCAGATTGGACGCTGTCTGAGGAGGTGATCCCAGACGCCTACGGATTCTTCTGGTTCGCGTCACCGCTGCCGTTACCGGATCACCCTGACCATGTCGCGCCGTTGCGCGCAGTGAGTTGGGCGAACGTCGTAGAGCAGGAGGGGCGCGCGTTCATGCCGTTTGGTGAGGGGTTGCGCGCCTATGAAGGTGAGCGCCTGCGCTTTGTGTTCTATCTCGATGTTCGAGGTGCAGCGATCCCTGCGCCCTTCACGATGGCGGATTGGATCATCGGTGAGCCACTGTCACGGGTGATGGAACAGCTGCATGGCCAGGTTGCTGATTCCGTCAAAGCGGATCGCATGACGATGAAGCTCCGCTATGCGGCTGCGTGCTTCTCATTTATCCATCAGCGGATTGTGACCGCGGGGCGTGTCCGAGCGGACCGAGCGACCCGGCGACGGCTCGCCCTCACGCGTGATGACCCGGCTGAGGTGCGCGTGATCGAACTGCGCCGGCGCGCGTATGAGCGTGATCTGTCCGATGCGCGCCGCACGGTTGACTGGTCCTGCCGGTGGCTGGTACGCGGCCACTGGCGCCGCATTGAGAACGGCGCGCGCGTGACCTGGGTCGTGCCTCATGTGAAGGGCCCGGAGTCGAAGCCGCTGAAACGTCCGCGGGCGGATGTCTTCGCGGTGGTTCGGTGACCACCCCACTGCCCCTGTCCGAAAAGCAGTTCCAGGCCCAGGTCACCGCCCTCGCCCGCCTCGCCGGCTGGAAGGTCTTTCATACCTACGACAGCCGCCGCTCGCCGCACGGCTTCCCAGACCTGGTCCTGGTTCGCGCTCCACGCGTCATCTTCTGTGAGCTCAAATCCGCCGCCGGCCGCCCCACCCCCGCCCAGGTCGCCTGGCTCGCCGATTTGGCCCGCTGCCCTGGCGTCGAAACGTACCTGTGGAAGCCCGCTGACTGGGACGAACTCGCCGCATCCCTTACCCGGAGGTAAGCCATGACGCGCCGCCGCCCCGTCCCGCCCCGCACGCCACCACCACCCCCCCCGCACCGTCGTCTGTGCCCGCTGTGGTGCCCCCGTCGTCGGCGTGCGCCTGCGTACCGGCGTCGCCTATCAGTGCTGGCCGGCCTGTGGTGCCTCCTGGTTTGCCGGCACCGCCCCACCGCCCGCGCCACCGCGGCGGACGGACGTGCCCGACGAACCGGCCGGCTGGTGGGACCGATGACCTCCCGCATGCCGGCACCGACCCTCGCCGCCATCCACGCCGCCTACTGGCAGCCGCGGGCCCGGATGGGCATCACCCCGGGCGAGGACGCCGCCACCCTCAGGGCATCGACCTATGACGGCGCCCCAACGATGGCCGACGTCGCCGCCCAGTTCGGTGTGTCGCAGTCGGTCGTCTGGCGGGCCGTCCACGGCCGCTCCTATGACCGCACCCGCACCTATCCCCGAAGGAGCCGCCAGGAGGGGCTGAGACCGTCCGAACGTCAGGCCGTCGTCGCCGCCTACGCCGAGGGTGTGCCCGTCTGCGTGATCGCCGAAATCTTCCGTCTGTCGCGGACGCGGGTGTGGAGACTCGGGGCCGCCGCCGGCCTGCCACCACGCCGCGGGCGGCTCGGTGTCTCCCCGGGCATCACCGCCGCCACCTATCTCGCCCGCCTCCAGACGCAGGAGGTTCCATGATGCCGAACCTTCACGGTTCCCCGCGCCCCGCCGCCGCCCGCCCCTGGCGCTACATCTATCTCGGTGACCGGCTGACCGATGACGCGCTCCGGCGCGCCCCCTGTGACCCGGTCCGCCGCGCCGACGGCCGCACGGTGGTCGGCGCGGGCAAGCAGCTCGTGGTCTTTGCCGGCGGACGGCGGGCCGTCGTGCTCCGCCGCCGCCTCCGCCTGGCGGTGCGGTTCCCGGCCTGACCACCACCACCACCACGACCGCGTCCCGTTCCCGGAGGTTCTATGCACGCGTTGTCCGCCGCTCCGTCGCTCGCCCTGGCCGCCCTGCTCTGCCTCTCGGCCACCCACGCCACCACCACGCAGGCATCCGACCCCGACGGCATCGTCGCCCTGATTGCCGAGGAGGCCCACGCCTACGGCATCAGCCCATCGTGGTTGCTCGCCGTCGCCCTCTGCGAAACGGGAGGGACCTTACGCACGGATCTTGTTGGGAGGCAGGGTGAAATCGGCCTGTTTCAGTGGCACCCGTATGGACTCTGGCGGTCGGTGCCGATCTTTACGACGTGGGGGGATGTCTATGACGTGCGCCTCAACGTGCGCGGTGCCGCCTGGGCCTTCGCCCGCGGCTGGTCGTCCCATTGGTCGTGTGCGCGATGATCGCGCCTGACGACTTCCCCACTGAGGACCTGCTCGTTACGCTCTCAGCTGGTGATAAACGCCGGCTGCGTGACGAGGCCAGGAGACGTTCCATCTCCATGCGCCAGGTCGTCCGCCTCCTCATCCGCTCCCTCCCTGACCCGCCACCACCAGAGGATGCCTGATGCACGCCGCCGCCTACGCCTACGTCGAACGCACCCTCGCCACCCTCCCACCGCGCTGGCGGGTGTACGAAATCGGTGGCCGCAACGTCAACGGCTCCGTCCGCCCGCTCTTCTCCTCGACCACCGACTACTTCGCCGTCGACCTCGTCCCCGGACCCGGCGTCGATGTCGTCGCCGACGGCCGCTCCTACGTCCCGCCCTTCACCCCCGATACGATCGTCATGACCGAAGTCCTCGAACATTCCCCCCACGCCCACGACCTCTGCGCCCGCGCCTATCAGCTGCTCGCCGAGGGTGGCGTCCTGATCATCACCGCCGCCGGCCCCGGACGGCCGCCCCATTCCGCCCACGACGGTGGCCCGCTCCGCCAGCACGAGTTCTACGCCACCGTCTCCGCCCTCGACCTCGTCCTGTGGCTCTCCCTCTTCCCCGTCGTCGCGCTAGAATGGGACCGCACCGTCCAGGACATCCGCGCGCTCGCCGTGAAAGGACCAGGCTCCGATGACCACTGACGCTGAGTCCACCACCACCCCCGCGGCAACGATCGAGACCGATACCCCCACCGCTACCGATACCCCCGTCCTCCAGCAGTTCCATGACCCGGCGGGCCTCTGGATGTGGCGCCGTGAGGATGGCTCCACCTTCATCGCCCCAGGCCCCCCACCGGAGACACCGCCGGCCCCGGAGGAGTAGCGTCCCGTGCCGCGCCCAACCAAGTGGTCGCCCGCCCGCGAGAAGCAGATCATGGCGGCGCTTGGCATCGGCGCCACCCGCCGCCTCGCCGCCCTCGGCTCCGGCATCTCGCAGGACACCTTCGAAACCTGGTGCAAAACCAAGCCGGGTTTTTCGGAGAAGGTCGAACGGGCCGAAGCCCAGGCCGCGGCCAGGTGGCTCGGCATGGTCGAGAAGGCCGCCGCCCAGGGCACCTGGCCCGCCGCCGTCTGGTTGCTCGAACACCGCCACGCCGCCGACTACGGCCGCCAGGCGCTCGAAATCAAACACTCCGGTGCCATCACCTTCTCGCTCGACCTCGGAGCTGCCCGTGTCCACGACGACGACGCCGGCCCCGACCTCCTGGACCTACCAGCGGCCCCCGCTCTACCACCGCCAACAAACGGCGCTCTTCACTGACGCCCGCTACGCCATTTGTGAAGCGACCACCAAGTCAGGAAAAACCGTGGCCTGTATGGCCTGGCTGATGGAGCAGGCCGTCCAGGGCACGCCTGGCCAGAACTTCTGGTGGATTGCCCCGACCTACTCGCAGGCGCGCATCCCCTTCCGCCGCATCAAGCGCGGCCTGCCGCCGGCGGTGTATGTCGCCAATGAGTCCGAGCTCACCCTCACCCTGGCAAACGGCACCGTGCTCTGGTTCAAGGGCGGCGACAACCCGGACGCGCTCTACGGCGAAGATGTCTACGCCGCCGTCATCGACGAGGGCTCGCGCGTCAAGGAGGAGACCTTCCACGCCGTCCGTACCACCCTCACCGCCACCCGCGGGCCGCTGCGCATCATTGGCAACGTCAAGGGCCGCCGCAATTGGTTCTATGCCCTCGCCCGCCGCGCCGAATCCGGCGAGCCCGACATGGCCTACGCGCGCATCACCGCCCATGATGCCGTCGCCGCCGGCGTGCTCGATGCCGCCGAGGTCGAGGATGCCCGCCGCGTGCTGCCCGACCACGTCTTCCGCGAGCTGTACCTCGCCGAGGCGTCCGACGACGGCGGCAATCCCTTTGGCCTGGACGCCATCGCCGCGTGTGTCGCTCCGCTCTCACCGGACGAGCCGAGCGTCTTCGGCATTGACCTTGCCAAGTCCGTCGACTGGACCGTCGCCATCGGCCTCGATGCCGAAGGCACAACCGCCAGACTGGAACGATTCCAGCGGCCCTGGCAGCAGACCGTGACGGACATCCATGCCATCTGTGGGCGCACGCCAGCGCTGGTCGATTCCACCGGCGTCGGCGACCCGATCGTCGAGGCGCTGCAGTCGCTTGGCTGGAACCAGTACGAGGGCTTCCACTTCTCGCCGTCGTCCAAGCAACAACTGATGGAGGGCCTGGCGCTCGCCATCGGCCGGCGCGAGGTCGCGTTCCCGGACGGCGTCATCCGGTTGGAGTTGGAGGCGTTCGAGTACGTCTATACGCGAACCGGCGTCCGCTACGAGGCGCCGCCGGGGATGCACGACGACTGTGTGATGGCGCTCGCCTTAGCCGTCCGCCACCGCGCCGCCGTTCCGTCGCAAGGTGTCTGGTAGCGCGACGGTGCCGCCCCATCCGCTCGGTATTTCTGCTGTTTTCTGCGGTGTTTGTTCTGTCACGGTAGACCTCGATGGAGGTGCTCACCGTGCGCAGAGTGTTTGTGGACCTACCGCAACCGGCGATCGACGCGCTCGTCCGACTTGCTGAACGCGAGTTTCGCGCGCCGAAGGACCAGGCTGCCCTGATGCTCGTGGAGGCGCTGAACCGCGCGGGCGTCCTGGCGCCGGATGCGGCGGCGGGGCCATCTGGTAAACCCGATTGACGTGTGTGCTACACTGCCGCCGACATCCGTAGGCATCCTACCGACCACATGAGCGGCAGCACCGGGCCTCTCGCGTGGCAGCGATTCTGACGACGGCCTCTCCCCCTCTCCCCGCCGTCGGTCCGCTGCCTGGAGACCCGGTGCATGGCCGTCCCGTTCTGGCCCTTCCGCCGCACCGCATCGTCTGGGTCTGAGGTCGTCGCCTCGATCCTGCTCGGCGCCGGCACCGCCGGCCTGCCCGAATCGCCCGCCGATAACCTCGAAGCCTTCGCCCGCGAAGCCTACGGCCGCCTCCCACTCGTCTATGCCTGCGTTCAGGAGAAGGCAACGAGCGCCGCTGAGGCCCGCCTCGTAGTCCGCGATACCCTCGGCGACGAAGTCACCACCGGCACCCTTGCCGAGACCCTGCGCCGGCCAAACCCGTGGATGGATCAGTTCGAGTTCCTCGAAGCGGTCAACATCTACCTCGACATCGCTGGCATTACCTACGTCTACAAGGCGCGTGGGCAGGCCGGCCAGGTGGTGGCGTGGCTCGTCCTGCGCCCCGAACGCCTTGAGGTCGTCCCCGGCGCGATGGGACCGCAGGCGTACGTCTATACCGTCAACGGCCAGGAGTACGTCATCCCGGCGGCCGACATCGGAGTCGTCAAAGAGTTCAACCCCGCCGACGACTACCACGGCCTCAGCCGCATCCACGTCCTGGCGCGCTCACTGCTCGTGACGAAGTCGCTGACCGAGTTCGTCGCCGCTTTCTTTCAGAACGCCGCCATCCCCTCCGGCCTGCTCAAGGTGAAGCGCAAGCTCGCCTCCCAGGACGAAGCCGACCGCATCCGCTCGTCGTTCATGAGTCGCTTCAGCGGTGCGCGCAACTGGCACCGCATCCCGGTGCTCGACGAAGACGCCGACTACCAGAAGGTGGCGTCCGACCTCAAAGACCTCGCGATCAAAGACATCATCATGCCGAACGAGGCCGAGGTCTGCGAGGTGTTCGGCGTGCCACCCGTGCTCGTGGGCGCCTCCGTCGGCCTCGCCCACTCCACCTACGCCAACTATGCCGAGGCGCGGCAGTCGTTCTGGGAAGAGACGCTCTTGCCGCGCAACCGCCGCATCATCGGTGCGCTGTCGCGCATGTTCGCCGCCGACTACGACGAGCTGCAGGGCGACGGCACACTCGAGTGGGACTACTCCGAGGTGAAGGCGCTCGGCGAGAACGAAGACGCGAAGTCGACGCGCGTGGTCGAGCAGTTCAAGGCCGGTCTCATCTCCCGCGACGAGGCGCGCGATGCCCTGGGGATGGACCCGCTCGGCGGTGACGCGGGCGACGTCTACTACCTCGCAACCGGCGTGCTGCTGGTGTCGGCGGAGGGGACGCCGCTCGGCGCCAGTGCCACGCCGCCCTCGCTCCCGAATGCCCCGCAATCGCCACCAGAGGCCGCTGAGGGTACGGACACCGGTGCGGTGGTGGAATCCGTCGCCGGGGCCTCACGCGCGCCCTATCGCGCGTTCGCGGCCGATGATAGCCGGACGATACCTACGGCACTCGCCGCCGCGGTCGAGGACCTGCAGCGCCAGTTGGCCGCGGCGTTTACGGCGGAGGGCGAGGCGTTCCTCCGGCATTTGCGCTCCCGCCGCGATGCCCTCACCGAAAGCTCGTGGGAAGAACTCCTCCGGCTCGCCCAGGCCGAGGTCGAGGCGCTCTACAGCCAGGCGCTTACCGATGCGGCCCCCGCCGCCCTTGAGCGTGGCTGGACGGATGCGGGCCGCGGTCTCACCGCCGCGCTGCCCGCCTTCGGCCGCACCACGCCGGCCGTGGTCGGGTTCCTCGCGAACTACGCCGCCGACCGCGTCGCCGGTATCCAGCAAACCACCCGCGACCGCTTGCGTACCCTGCTCGCCGATGCCTCAGCTTCGGGGTGGGACTACGGGCGCACGGCCCGCGCCATCACCGCCGCTTTCGACGGCTTCGCCGGCCGTGCCACCCAGGAGCACCTGCGCAACCGGGCCGAGCTGATCGCGGTGCATGAGATCGGCACGGCCTACGAGGTGGGCAAGAGCGCCGTTGCCGCCGAATTGCGCGGCTCGGGCATCGATATCGAGAAGTCGTGGGTGACGGTGAACGACGACCGCGTCTCCGCCCACTGCCGCGACAACGCGGCCCAGGGCTGGATTCCCGACACGCAGATGTTCCCATCCGGGCAGATGCACGCGCCGGCCCATCCCGCCTGCCGCTGCGCCACCGTCCGCCGCGTCGCGACGAAGGGCCGTCTCACGCTCCGGTTCCCCAACGGCGATCTCGAGGTCGACCTGCTCGAAGAGAGTTCTGGGCCACTCCCGGCGTACCTCGCTGAAATCTTCGCGGAGGCGAAGCGATGACGCTCCCAACGCTGATCCGCAAGACGAGTCCGATTGAGATCAAGGCGATCTCCGAGGCCGAGGGCATTGTCACCGCCTACGTCAACTCGCTGGAGGTCGTCGACCACGACCAGGAGGTGCTGGCCTCTGGTGCCTTCGACCAGAGCATCAAGGCGTCGTTGCCGGCGGTGGCGTGGATGCACGACCCGCGCACGATCGTCGGCGGCGTCACGGCGGCGCGTGAGGACCGGCGGCGGTTGCTGGCAACGATGCAGTTTGACCTGGACACCGAGCCAGGTGCCTACGCCTTCAAGATGGTCGCGCGCGGCCGGGTGAAAGAGTGGTCGGTCGGCTTCTACGCAACCGACTGGAAGATGGAGGAGCGCGACGGCAAGTCGGTGCGCGTGATCAATGCGGTCGAGTGGGTCGAGGTGTCGCCCGTGCTGAAGGGCGCCTCGCCCAACACCGCCACCGCCGCGGTCAAGCACGTCGTCGACGCGCCCCCGGAGGTGTGCGAGGCGTGCGGCGTGGCCTACGACCTCGACATCGGCGACGCGAACTGTCCGGCCGAGCGCGGCGTGCATGTCTGGGTCGAGCTCGCGACCTGGACCGCGGCCTTTATCAACGACCTGCCGGATAACGCCTTCGCCGTCGTCCTGCCCGGTGGCGAGAAGGACGCGGACGGGAAAACCACGCCCCGCAGTCTGCGCAAACTCCCCCACCACGGCCAGGGCGGCGGCATTGACCTCCCCCACCTGCGCAATGCGCTCGCCCGGCTGCCGCAGGCCGACCTCTCGGACGCCGCCCGCGCCACCGCGCAGCGCCACCTGAACGGTCACGCCACATCCGAGGGTGTCGGGGACGCGGCGAAGGGGCCCGACCTGTACGCCGAGGGCCTGCGCGAGTTGTTCCTGGCCCACCGCGCCCACCTGCAGGGCGAACTCGGCATCGACCTGCCGGAGTTGGTTCCGAAGGCCGGGGCGCGTAATGCCGCCGCCGACCTCAAACGCCTCCAGGCGATGCACGACATGGCGGTGGAATTGGGGGCGTCGTGTATGAGCGAGTGAGCGACCGCCGAACCCGAGCCGAAAGCTTCCGACACCAGGAGGGACCGACACCATGAGCATTGCCCAGATCAGCCGGCTGAAGGACGACGCCAAGCGGTCATCGACGCTCGCCGATGAAGCCTTTGCCGCCGGCGACTACAAGAAGGCGACCGCCCTGATGGAAGAGGCGAACATCTGGGGCAAAGAGGCGCACGAACTCCAGGTGCAGGCCGATACGTTCAAGCGGCTGCGCGGCGACTTCAACGCGATGGTTAATTCCGTGCCGCTGACCGAGCTCGAGGCGAAGGCCTACGACAAGACCGACACGACGGCGAAGTTCGATGCGAACTACCGCCCCGCCGGCTGGGTCAAGTCGATTGATGGCCGCCCGCTCTCCGCCGCGATTCAGCCGGCCTGGGTGCGCGACCAGATGGGCGACAACCATAAGCGCGACGCCCACTTCTACAAGGACACCTGGCAAGGGTGGTTCCGCGCCCGCAACCAGAACGCCTGGCTCGCCGACGCCTCTGCTGAGCAGCGCAAGGCGATGCAAGAAAACACCGATGTCGAGGGCGGGTTCTTTGTCCCGGAGGACTACCGCACGATCGTCCTGCACGACCCCGGCGCTGTAGGCGGCGTGCACCGACCGCTCTGCACGGTCGTCACCACCAGCCTCAAGGACGGCTACTTCCCGACGATCGGGTCGGTGCTGTGGCAGGCGATCGCCGAGGAAGGCCCCTTCCCGGACAATACGCCGGCCGTGGGCCAGGTGCCGTTCAACGTCGCCAAGTCCGGCGGCAAGGTCGATATCTCGGCCGAATTGCTGGAGGACGCCGCCACGAATCTGCCGGCGCTGCTGGCCCAGATATTCAACGAGGCGCGCGGGCGGTACGAGGACACGAAGATCATCGCCGGCTCCGGCACGGGCGAGCCGCAAGGTCTCCGCACCGCGCTTGGCGCCGGCCAGACCGTGACGCTCGCCGGCGCGACCGCGATCGTGGCCGCCGACGTCACGAAAATCTATTGGTCCCTGCCGGCTCAGTTCCGCCGCTCACCGGGCGTGGCGTGGTCGCTCACCTCGGCGCTGATGGCGCAGATCGAAAACATCGGCTCAACCAGTCCCGGCGTCCACTTCATCGGGCAGACGGGCACCGAGCCGAATAACCCCGGCGCCCCGATGGACACGCTGCGCGGCCGGCGGGTGGTCACGTACGACGATGTCGGTTGGGACGATGCCACCGCGATCGCGACCACCGAGGTGATCGGGGCGATCGGCGACTTCAAGCAGTATTACCTGATCGACCGGATCGGCATGTCGCTGCGCCGCGACGACTCGATTGCCTCGGCCAACGACCAGGTGCGGTTCTATGCGCGCAGTCGCTTTGATGGGCGCGTCGGGCTGGTCAACGCCTTCCGCTTGATCAAGGCGGCGTAAGGGGACGGCGATGGCAGCGGAGACCGTCGAGGCCCTGTGTCTCGTGACGCGCATGATTGGAGATGACCGCTATATGGCTGGGACTGTCTACACGCTGTCGCGTGAGCGGGTCGCGCGCTACCCGGATGCCTTCCGGGTGCGCGCTGCCGCACCACCCACCGAGCCGGAGGTGGAGGAGGAACCACCCGTCGAGGCGGAACCGGAGCCCGAACCCGAACCCGAACCGGCGGAGCAGCCGGAACTGCCGCTGGAACCCGAACCGGAAGCACGGAAGCAGCGCGGGCGCGCACCCAACAAGATGCGCGCCCGCGCCCCGACGAAGTGAGGCGGCCGTGGTCCTGTCGTTCCTCACCGACCCGGATTTCCAGGGCTTCTGCTCGGCCGTTGTCGCCCTCGGCGTCGCGGTGATTGCCGTGTTGATGGTCGTACGGAGGGCGTAGGCGATGGCCGCACTTGCGCAGGCACAGGTGACGCTCCTCCACCGCCGTGGCGACGGCGGGATGCGTGCGGCGCTCTACGGACTGAGCGCCGTCACCGCCGGCGACACGCTCGACCTCGCCGCCGACTTCCGTGCCGTCACGGGTGCCTACTTCGTGCCGCTCACGGGGGGTGCTCCGCAGGAGGTTCCGGCCGCGGGGACCGTGCTCACCGTTGACGCCGGCCCGCTGGATGCTGCCGGCTACCTCTTCGTGGTGGGAGCGACGGCATGACGGTTGAAGAGATGCGGGTGCTCACCGGCGACCTGCCCCGCTACGAGGAGGTGACATTCGAGGGCGACGGCGTCCGCACGACGTTTCAGACGCCGAACGCGCCGCTCGTTGAAGGGTCGGTGTCGGTCACGGTCGACGGTGCCCCCGTCGTGCTCGATGTCGCCTACGCGGTCCGCTACGGTCACGGGCTGCTGATCTTTGAGCAGGCACCAGACGATGGCGCGGCGATCGTGGCGGAGGTGGAGCACGTGCTCGTGAGCGACCGCGACTACGAGATCGTTCGGAGCCTTGATACGGATATCCGCTATGCGGCGGCGCTGATGCTCGACCGGATTGCCTCCGACCAGGCCCTCCTGATCAAGGTCGCGCGCCTGCCGGACGGGACGCAATTGGACGGCACGAAACTGGCCACCGAACTGCGCGAGCGGGCCGAGGCGCTGCGGAAGCGGTCGTACCGGGAGCTCGCATTTTAATGGCGCGTTCCCTCACCGACCCCCGACTCTTCCGCCGTGCCTTTGCGCTATATTGGTTTCCCGACACGGTCTCCTTGTTTGCTCCCGCGGCTGCGGCCGTGCTGCCCTCGGGCGGCACCGCGCGTGGCGCCGTCACGGAAACCCGTGGCGTCCGCTGCCGCTTAACCGCGACCGCCGTGCAGGCGCTCACGCGACTGTTCGGGCAACAGGTGACGGTGGGTCGAGACTGGCTGTTGCTCCTGCCCTACGGTGCGCGGGTGGTGCCGGGGTGGAGCGTTGAGGGCAAGGGGCGGGCGTTCACGGTGATTGCGGTGACGGCGTACGCAACCGACCAGCTAACCGTGGCGGCGCTGCTCCGCGAACAGACGGTGGTGGGCTGAGATGCCGATGTCGTACGAGGGCGACCGCTTGCGCGCCTACATCGCCGCCCTTCCGGCGAAGGCCGATGCACTGGCGGCGAAGGTTGCGCTGCTGGTGCAGGAGATTGCCGTCCGGCTCGCACCGAAGCGGACCGGGAATCTGGCGCGCAGTATCAGTGCGGTGCGGGAGGCGGCCGGCCGCTGGCTGGTGTTCGTGAGCGTCGTCTACGGCATCTATGTCGAGTTCGGAACGAGCCGCATGTCCGCCCGCCCCTATTTCATCCCCGCCTTCTATGAGGCCGGCCGGCAGGTCGGCGCCCTGGCCAAGGAGGCGTTTGCCTGATGGCACTGCCGGACCTGAACGCGCTGAAGGTCGCCTTTCGCGGCAAGCTCGTCGCCGACGCCACGCTGATGACGCTGGTGGGCGGCGTGTGGAACGGTGTGCTACCGGCCCAGGTCGACTGGGCCCTGCCCCAGTTTGAGTACGGCGTCCAGGCTGATCCGGTTGATGAGGCGAACGGCTACGGCGAGGAGGGCCGGCGGGTGGTCCTGCGCCTGATGGCATTCGAACGTGGCTATGCCGGAGGCGTGGGCGCCTATGACCGCTGTTACGCGGCACTCAACCGCGCGCACGCGGTCCTGGGCAACGCACTCAGCGTGAGCGGCCAGAGCGTGTGGTCGGTGCGGTGGGTCGGGGGCGTTCCGGAGGCGTCGCCACCGGATGTCGATGACGAGACACGGCCCAGGCTACAGGTCGGAGCGATGTATGAGTGCCGAACCGTCTAACGAGGCGTGGCTGGCTGTGTGGCAGCGGTGGATGTCGTCCCCTCGGCCGGAGTGGTCAGACGCCCTGCGGGAGGCCGTGGCCGCACCGCGGTGTGTTCTGTGCGGCCACGTCTATCTCCGCTCCCACCCGTGGCATCGTGGCGGCGACGACGGCGTCTGTACGGGCGGCTGCCCCGCCTGTCGGCGGCCGGTGGGTGGCCCACCGCTTCGTCGTGGAGGCGATGCATGAGTGCCGCACGGTCGAACGGCTCCGCGCCCGTGATCGCGCTCTGTATGCCCACGCGCGGCGTCGGGCATCTGCGTTCCGTCTTCTCGGCGCTCGCCGAACTCACCCGCAGTGGCTATCCGTACGTCCTCGCCCCGGCGATCGGCTACCCACTGCCCGACGCGAACAACGTCGCCGCGGCACTCGCGCTCTCCGACCCAGGCGTTACCCATCTCTGGTTCGTCGAGGACGACAACCTCGTCGGCCAGGGCGTGCTCACCGACCTGCTCGCGCTTTCCGCGCCGGTCGCCGCGGCACCCTACCTGCTGCGCAACGGCCTCTCGTCGGTGATGCGCGCCGAGGATGGGTCGGCGGTCCTCTGCGGCTTCGGCTGCACCCTCATCCGCCGCGACGTGTTCGACGTGCTCCCCCATCCGCCGTTCTCGGTCGGACCACTGCGGCTCGTCTATGACGGCGGCTGGAAAGAGACGACCGTGCCGGAGCACGCCGGCGGGCATGACCAACGCTTCTGTCGCGACGTGCGCGCCGCCGGTCTGTCGATCGCGCTGCTCGAGGACGGCCGGGTCGGGCATCTCGAACTCACGAAGGCGGGTGGGCGCGCGAACGACGGAGCCGACGAGATCATCTGTCACGGCGGGTCGACGGCGCTGCCGTACTACCCGGTGCGACCGGACCGAAAGGAGCGCGACATGGCGGAGGAATGGTGGAAGGCACCGAGCGGTCAGACGGTGCTGGGACTTGACCCGGAGCAGGGTGCGGACACGGCGTTCTACGAGCGCAACGGCTGGGTCAAGGTCAAGAAGGCGGACGCGACGCCGATCCTCAAGGCGCAGCAGGAACGCGACGCGGCCCAACTCGCGGCGACGCTCGCTGACGCCGGGATCGACCCGGAGCCAAGCGCCTAGAGAACATGCCGCCACTTGGTGTGGAGAATGACGCGGTTGATGAGGCTTTGAGAGACATGCCACTCACGGGCAAGGGTTGCCTGGGTGACGCCTCCGGCAGCATAGCGGGAGCGGATGACGCGCACGGCGTCATCGGTCAGGACGGCACTGTGGCGGCGTGTGCCGTACTCCGCCCGGTTCTTGCGGGCGGCATCGGCCATGTTCTCAGCCTGCCGGCCGAGGAAGAGATGGTCGGGTCGCACACACGGCGGATTGTCGCAGTGATGCAAGACCCAGACGCCGTCCGGGATGGAGCCATGCGCCAACTCATACGCGACCCGGTGAGCGCGCAGCGGTTTGCGTGCTGCCTGAAGCACACCATAGCCATGGCGGTTTCGCTTTCCCCGCCACGTCCAGCAGGCATCGGTGCCGGCACCGCGATCAACCTTCGCCCAGAAGCCGTCCACCGTGAATGGCCGCTCATATGGTGGCCGTCCGCGCCGCACAACGCCGGCGCAGGTACGAGAACAAAACCGCGGCGACTGCCACGCCGGTCGTTCGAACGGCGTGCCGCAGACCAGGCAGATGTGGGATGTCATGCGGGGCCCTCCCGCGGCAGTATACCACAGATAATAGCCATGCTACTTCTGTGAGGAGGTCATACGGTGGCGAAATTCTCTGCTGGCTTGACAATGGTGATCTCCTGGACGCCGTCTGGTTCGACGGTCGTCACGACGATCGGCGCGCAGGGCCGCGACCTCAGCTTGAACGCGAGCGTTGACGACGCGGACGCCTCCGGCTACGGCGACGCCAATCACGTCTACGTGGTGACGCTGGCGGATGCCGAGCTCAGTTTTGAGCTCCTCCTCGACGACACGACGCTCACCGTCGAGGATCTGTTTATCCCCGGCGCACGCGGCACGCTGATCTTCTCGCCGGCCGGGGTCACGGCGGGCAAACGCAAGGTGACGTTTCCAGGCTTCGTCAGTCAGGCAAACGACGATTTCCCCTATACCGATGTCGCGATCCGCGCGATCACGATGAAGCCAACCGGCACGATCGTGCGCGGCGTCAACCCGTAAGGAGGGATGAGCGATGGCGAAGTTCTCCGCCGGACTTTTAATGGTGATCGAGTGGACGCCGACCGGCGGCACGACGTTCTCGACGATCGGCGCGCAGGGCCGGGACTTGAGTCTGAACGCCTCCGTCGACGACGCCGACGCAAGCGGCTACGGCGACGCGAACCATGTGTACGTGGTGACGCTCGCTGATGCCGAACTCAGCTTTGAGGTCGTGCTCGACGACACGTCGCTCACGGTTGAAGACCTGTTCATACCGGGCGCGCGCGGGACGCTCGTCTACTATCCGGCCGGCAAGGTGCCGCTCAAGCGGCGCGTGACGTTTCCAGGCTTCGTCAGTCAGGCAAACGACGATTACCCGTATACGGATGTGGCCGTGCGCGCCGTGACGATGAAACCGACCGGCACGATCCTGCGCGCGACCGTTCCGTAGGGTGGCGCATATACTCGGCCTGCGTCCGGGCGGGGTTGGTGCTCCGGTGTCACCGGCCCCGTCCGGCGTAGACCGTGGAGGACACCGGATGGCGAGCGCAAACGGCTATCTCTCGCTCGACGCACTCCGTGCGCTGCCGCGCCTCGAGCTCGACGTCGACCTCGACGGCGTCGGACGGATGCGCGTCCAGGCGCTCACGCAGAACGACCTGCGCGAGATCGCGGCGGACTGCCGGATGGCCGGCGGCGAGACGGACTACAACCTGTATCGGCAGCAGATGATCGCGCGCTGTCTGGTTGAGCCGGACCTCCGGTCGGTCTGGCTCGATGACCCGGCCCAGGCGATCGCGGTCGTCGCGGCGATGCATCCGTACATCACGACGGCGCTCGACGAGGCGATCAATAAGCTGACCTTCCTCGAACCGGCCGAGGCGTTCCGCGCGCTTTTCGGCGCAGCCGCCTCGACGCCGGACGCGGCGGCTACACGCTCTACCAGTTCCAACTCGCCCGCGCCTGCGGCCTCCCGCACCCGCGATTCCTCGACGCCGTCATGAGTCCGGCGGAGTTCAGCGAGGCAAACGCCTACGACCGCTGGGTCGCGCGGGAGACGGAGACGGCGACGCGACGCGGCAGTCGCAGCCGGCGGTAAAGGATTCGGCGCATGACCCAGGACGTTGCCTCGTTACGCGGGTCGGTCACGTTCGATACGAGCGCGGCGACGGCGTCACTGCGCCAATGGGACTCGGCGCTGGCGGCGTCGGCGAGTAAGGCGGACGCGGCGACCTCCTCGACGGCGAAGTCCGCGACCTCGATGGGCTCCGCCTTTTCCGGGGCGGCGAAGTCGGCGCTCTCGTTCGGCGTCGGCATGGCCGGGGTCTCGTCGGCCCAGCAGGCGCTCACCACCGCGATCGCCGGAACGATCGGCAAGGCGATGGAGTTCCAGTCGACGCTCGCCGCGATCGGCGCGTCGACGAACGCGACGAAGGCGCAGATGGCGGCGATGCGCGAGGAGGCGCTCCGGATCGGCGCCGATACGAGTAAGAGCGCGTCCGAGGCGGCGGCGGCGATGGGCGAACTGGCCCGCTCCGGCATCTCGGTCGAGGACGTGGTCGGCGGCGTGGCGCGGACGGTCGTCCAGTTGTCGGAGGCGACCGGTTCGTCCGTCTCGAACATGGCGACGCTGATCTCCGATAGCTTGAACGTCTTCAAGCTCGGCGCCGGCGATGCGGCCGGAACCGCCGACACGCTGGCGAAGGCGGCGAACGCATCGAGCATCGACATCGATCAGATGGCGCGGTCGATGTCGGCGGGCGGCCTGGCGGCCGCCTCAGCCGGACTCTCGGTCGACGAGTTCGCGACGGCGGTCGGTCTCCTCGGCAACGCCGGACTGAAGGCGTCCGACGCCGGCACCTCGCTGAAGGCATTCATCTCCGGCCTGACGCCGTCGAGCAAAGAGGCGAAGGCGGCGATGGACCAGTTAGGGTTCTCGGCCTTCGACGCGGCCGGGAAGTTCCTGCCGTTCCCGCAGATCCTGCAGAACCTGTCAGCGGCGTTCGCCGGCCTCACGCAAGAGCAGCGCGTGACGACCGCCGAGCTCCTGTTCGGTTCGGATGGCATCCGTGCCTTTACGGCGTTGATGGACGCGCAGACGAAGTCGGTCATGACCGGGACGACCGGCTGGCAGGACTTCCAGACGCAGATGTCGGCGGCGAACGGCGTCGCGGAAATGAGCGCGGCGCGGCAGGAGACGCTCGCCGGCAAGATGGACGCGCTCTCCGGGAGTATCGAGACGCTCGGGATCAAGATCGGCGAGCAAGCGCTGCCGCAGTTAGCGCTGCTCGTTGACGCGCTGAATAAGCTGTCGCAGGCGCTCGACACGAAGCCGGTCCAGGCGTTCCTCGCGAACTTCACGTCGCAGTGGTTCGCGCCGCTGATCCTCGGCGCGGCGGCGCTGGAGAAGGTGAAGGACGGCGTCGATCACGTCCGCGACTCGATGCGCGACGCGACCCCGGCCCAGGAGGCGGCGGCGGCCTCGTTCGTGAAGTTCAACGGCGCGACGAACGAAATCAGCGGTGCGCTCGGTGAAGTCTCGACGGCGGCGCGCGGCGCGGGGCAGGCGTTGGAAACGGCGGCGCGGCCGGCGCAACCGTTCGCGGCGGCACTGGCGGCGGTCGAGAAGGCGGCGAAGGACGGCAAGTCGTCGCTTGAGGCGATGGGCAAGGCGATCGACGACCTGGCGGGTCAGGGGACGGCGGCGGAGCAGGTGTGGGACCGGCAGGGCAAGTCGCTTGACGCGATCGCCAAGAACGCGAAGGCGGCGACGACCGAACTGAACCCGGCCCAGGTCAAGGACTGGACGTACGCCGCGCGTGAATTCGCCGATCAGACCGGCATGAGCGCCGACGAACTGAAGCGGCTTGACGGTTCGCTGCGGCTGGTCGAGAAGGGCGGACCGGCGGCCCAGCAAGGGCTGAAGCAGATCGACGACCTGCTCAAGCCGCATCAAGAGCGCGTAAGTTCGATGACCGCCGCCTACCGATCGACGGCGGAGGCGCAGGCGGCACTGGCGAAGGAGCAACTTGGTCTCGGCGGGTCGATGGCCGACCTCAAGCAAGCCGTCGTCGATATGACCGCGACCTTTCTCGCGTCGATGCGGCAGTTACCGCCGAACATCGCGACGATCTCGGCCGAGGTGCGTGCCTCGATCTATCAGATGTTGCCGCCCGACCTCTACCAGAAGGCGCTCGAACTCGGCATGGGCTTCTCGGCCGGTCTCGCGGCCGGTATCCGCGCGAACGGCGATGGCGTCGCGGCGGCGGCGCGCGACGTTGCGGCCTCGGCGTCGGGGGCGGCGTCCCAGATGTTGCAGACGCAGTCGCCATCGAAGGTCGCGATGGCGATCGGCCGCGACTGGACCGAGGGTCTCGCGATCGGTATCAGTTCTGGCGAACGCGAGGCGCTGGCGGCGGTCTCGCGCCTCACGCTCCATATCGAGCAGTTGCAGGACCAATTGCGCTACGCCGAACCGTTCTCGGCGCACGCGGCGGCTATAGAGCAGCAGATCACGATCTACGAGGCGTGGAAGGGCAAGATCGAGGGCGTGCTCAAGGTGCATGAGCTCGAACTCCAGATGATCGAGGCGAACACGTCCGCACTGGACAAGTTCAACCAGGAACGGGCGAAGGCGACCGCCGCGGCGGACCTGCGAAGGCTCGTCGGCGCGGGTGCGGCGGACGCGATCACCGCTGCCGGCACGGCGGTCGCGACCGGCGACCGCGGCGACATCCAGGCCGCACTGCGGGCCTGGGACACGTTCGTCGAGACGCTCAGGACGCGCGGTGTCGCCGACTTCGCCGCGATTGGCGAGGCCGGACGCGACGCGATCGCCGAGGCGCTGGCCGCAACCACGCCGGAAGAGGCGCAGGCGGCGCTCGCCGGGTTAACGACGCTCACCGCGCCGCTGGAGACGGCGTTGCGCGAGGCGGCGACGCTCTCGGCCTCGACCTATAACCAGGCGTACGCGGCGGCGGTCGCGGACGAGGCGACGCGGCAGCGCGTCGGCGAGAAGGGGATGGCACTGGTCCGCGCCGTGACGGAGGCGGTGACGAACGGGTCGCCGCAGACGATCGCGGCGCTGGCGACGGCCCAGGTCGCGTACGAGGCGGAACTGACCAAGCTGCCGACCTTTATCGGCGGACCGCTGCGCGCGCAGGTTCAGGCGGCGATGCAAGCCGTGGCGGCATCACCAAACGACCCGGAAGTGGTGGCCGAGCGTGACGCGGCGCTGGCCGCCTCGAACGCGGCGCTTCAGGTGATCCCGGCGAACTTCGACGCGCTCGCGCCGCAGGTTCAGGCGTCGGTCCTGCGCATGTGGGAGGCGGTCCAGGCCGGGTCGATTACGGGCGAGGAGGCGGCGCGGCGGGTCGCCGGGGTGACGGCGATCATCGGCGACGACTTCGACCGCTTGCCGTCGCGTGTGCAGGCATCGCTGGCGACCCTCGCCTCGGCGGTCGAGAACGGGCTGCTCGATACGCGCGAGGCGGCGCGGCGGGGCGAGGCAGTCAGCGAGATCATCGGCAAGGACTTCAACCGGCTGCCGCCGATCGTCCGCGCGGCGCTCTCGACGTTTGCGAACGCCGTCGAGAACGGCATGATGTCGGCGGCGGAGGCGACCGAGCGCGCATCCGAGATCACGCGGTTCGCGCTGAAGGCGCTGGAGTCGGAGTTCCCGGAGGTGCGGCGGGCGGCGGAGGCGTATATCCAGTCGCTCGTCGAAGGCGGGCCGGTGAACTACGAGTTTGCCGACGGCCTCAAGACGGTCGAGGAGCAGGCGCGACTCACGGCGCGCGGACTCGCGGACGCGGCAGCGGAGGCGCAGCGCCTCGCGATCGCCCAGCGTGATGCGAATAACGCGGCCGCCAATTACCGCCCCCCCGCATCTGGTCCGCGCGGGACCGGCGGCGCGACCGCTGAAGGCGGCGGGTCGGAATTCCGTACGACCTCTGGTGCCCCCGCGTCCGGTGTCGAACCGGGCAACCCGTTCGGGATTGATAACTCCGGCCTGGTCGAGTCGCGCTCCGGCTGGTCGCTCGACATGCTCCCCTCGGCGCTGGTGAATTTCGGCATCAATGAGGGGTGGGTCCACGGCGGGCAGTGGTGGCTCCCCGGCGTCGGCTGGCAACCCGGCGGCTCGTTTACGGACGTGTTCAACAACGAGGTCGCCGCGGGCATGGTCATGATGCAGGGCGGCATGTCCGCGCTGTTTGACTACCAGCGGCGCCAGGCCGAGCACAACCAGCGGCTTGCCGATATGCAGCTGCAAATGAACGACCCGACCGGCCAACTCTGGAAGTTGACGATGGCGGCGCGGACGCTCGGCCGAGAGACGGACCCGACCGAGGAGACGAACCGGCTACTGGAGGAGATCCTGACCGAGCTACGGAATCAGCAGCAGCGGAATACGAGCGCGGCGGTGCCGGTCTCGACGGGCGGCGGCGGCGGCTATACGACCGGCGTGATCGACGGCACGATCCTCTCGACGCGAGGACTCTAACGCGATGGTCATGCTCCCGTCCTACACGGCGATTGATGCGATCAACCTCAACGACGCCGGCGCGTACGGGATGGTCACGCCGGTCGCCGCCCCGGTGCCGTATACGACCGCGCCGGCGTTCGGGCCGCGGCCGGAGGATACGTCGCTGTTTGAGGGCTGGAGCGGCGAGCCGCGCCGCGTACCGTTTCTCGTCCGGCGCGGACCGGGGGCGGCGGCAACCTCCGCGTGGGCCGCCGACGTGATGGAGGTGTTCAACCCGCTGCTCGGGATTCGGATGCTCAGAGGGTCGTGGGAGGGCGAGACGGTCGAGGCGCGTATCTTAATCACGGCGTTCGGGCCACAGACGATCGACCTGTTCGAGGGCGTCTTCGTGATGCTCGACCCGTTCTGGCGTTCGACGACGACGGTCTCCGGTATTACGACCTCGCCGATTACACCGGGCGGGAACGTCGCGGCGCTGCCGCAGGTAACGGTGACGGCGACCGGGACCGACCACCGGCTCTACGCGGTGACGGTGACGAACCCCTTGAGCTACGACCTCGGCAACTATCCGATCGTCGTCGGCGGCGGCACGATCGACGGCATCAACCACGGCACGATCGCGACGAACGGCGTGAGCGCAACCGCCGAGAGCAACTACGCCGTCTACGCGCCGGACCTGACCTCGATCCCGTTCTTTGTGCTGACGCCGAATCACGCCACCGCGACGCGGTTTTTCTTTCGCGGCGACCTTCCGGCGTCGTCCTCGGTCACCTTCCTGATCCTGATGGGCGCGAACGTCTCGAACGCGCTGCTGGCGGCGAACTTCGATACCGCCGGATGGGACGTCGGTCACGCGAGCATCGGCAACCATAAGTGGATCTGGCGCTCGACGCCGACGACGATCGGCTCGAAAGTCATCGGCGCGATGTTCCAGTTGTCGAAGAACCCGCGCGTGACCGGCGCATGGTTCCTGACGCGGATGGGCGAGGTCTACCCGTCGACCTCGTTTCGGTTCCGGCAGACGGCAACGCAGGCGTTCTTTGATTTCCAGGACGTGCAGGGCTACATCAACGACGCGGACGGCGTCGGACTCGTCACCCAGGCGCCGCTCGGCACGACGAACGCGCTCACCGGCCTGACGCTCACGACCAGTGGTGCCGCGCCGCCGCGGACGTTCCTCAAGTTCCTGCTGCACGGCGAGAATACGTGGCGCGATATTGCCGGGTCCGGCGCGTCCGGCGACGCCGACCTCGCGACCCAGCTCGCGGTCTACGGCGAACCGTCGAATACGCTGAGTGGGATTGGCACCCTCGAGGTATCGGGGACGCCGCAGGTCGTGTTTCAGACGGCGTCATTCCCGACGGTCGCGGTCGGCGCGGCGGTCACGATGCGGCGCTTGAACGGGCTGATCACGAACACGCTGACCGGCGACGCGATCAGCTTTACGGACGTCTGGGTGGACTCCGCGCACGCGGTCGTGCTGACGTTCCTCGACCCGCGCAGTATCGCGGTGAGTTCCGGTGGGACGTTGCTCGGCGAGCCGAAGCCGGTCTCGCGCGTCGGCGCGTTCCGCCTGCAGCCGAACGTGCCGAACACCTGGACGAATACGCTGGCGGCGACGGTCTCGTTTGCGTATGTACGAAGATTTGCTGCGTGAAAGGATCAGGTGACATGGGTCCAGGTCTTCCCACGCAGGAGCATCGAGAGCGCGCCTTTCGACAATCCCGTGCGCGCGTGCAGGTCGGCCAGCGTGACGCCCGCCGCTCGTTCGGCGCGCAGGCGGCGTACGTCATCCTCGGTCAGTTTGGCGTTCCAGTGACGCGAGCCACGCGGTTGACGCACCTGTCGCCCGCGTTCGCCCTTCATCGACCGACCCTTCGTCGCCATGTCCACGGAGTTGTCGCGTACCGTTCCGAGGAACAGGTGAGAGGGGCGGACGCATGGCGGAACATCGCAGTGATGGCAGACGAACAACCCGTCAGGAATCGGACCGTGTGCCAGCGTGTAGGAAAAGCGGTGCGCCTTGGCGGGCGGTTGGCCTCGCGTGAGAAACAGGCGTCCGTAGCCTTTCGCGTCGGCGCTTCCCGTCCACAGCCAGCAGGGTCCGAGGGAGGGGGCGCGTGGTGGGGATGGTCCGTCCTTCGTCACCTTCTCCCAGAACCTCGCCTCAGCAGGCCGCGATGCTCCCGCCCGCTGTGTGTAGCACGCCCACGAGCAGAACCGGCCAGGGATGCGGCCGAGGCGGATAAAGGAGTCGCCGCAGCGTTCACAGGTATACGTCATCTCAGCCTCCTGCGGCCGAGCGTAGCGTATTTCAGTTCTAAGAGGTATGCCGCGTGAGCGACTTGTTGTGGCATCTCGTCAGTGCGTCCGGTGCGGAGGGGCGCTGGAACCTGCCGAGCGGCGACGTCGCGTGGCCGCATCCGCGCACGGATACGATCGGCGCGGCGTCGTTCACGGTGCCGCGCGGTCACGCGGCCGAGGCGCTGGTCGGCGTCGGCATGTGGGCGACGATGATCGACGAGTCGCTCGGCGACTTTCCGGGATGGGTCGCGGTCGCACCGTCCTGGAGCATGGACGGTGTCACCGTGCCGGTCGTTCACGTCTCGCATATCTTCTCGGTGCGGCGCTGCTACCGGACGCAGGAGCTCAAGGGCCTCACCGCCGGGGCGATCGTGCGCGAGGCGTTCTCGGCCGCGCTCCGCGACGGGCTGACCGGCCATATCACGCTCGGTGCGGTGATGGAAGCGCCGCCGACGGTCGCGTCGTACCTGCTCTCCGGCCAGACGCTCGACGACGTCCTGCGCGATATGGAGCAGCGGTCCGGTCAGACCTGGCGGCTGAGTGGGTCGGTGATGACCTGGGGCGTCGAGCCGCCGGTCGCCTACCCGCCGATTCTGACGCAGGACGGCGACGTACTGATGCAGGGGTTCGGCCCGACCGAGCGCGGCGACCGGGTCGGTCAGGTGATCGCACGCGACCGCTTTGGCCGGGTGATGACGAGCCCTGACGTCTCGCCGCGCTTAACGGATCGGCAGGTCGAGCTCCGGCTCGATACGGCGAGTCTCTCGGAGCTCCAGGAGGCGGCGGACCGCGAGGTCGCGCGGCGCGGGCAACCGCTGCGCCTGTTCTCGCTCTCGCTGTTTCCGGGGCCACCCTCAGCGGCGTTTGACGACGTCCTCGAACCGGGATCGGTATCCGGCCGGATACCGATGCTGATGATCAACACAAGCGGACCATCGAGTTATGCGCATCGGCGGCAGGTACGCGAGGGGACGATGATCCGGTTTGTGCTGCCGCGCTCGCGCTCCAGCGGCGACGCCGGACTCGGCCGGGTGGTCTCGCGGACCTGGCGGGCGGAGACGGGGCTGGTTGACCTGACGGTCGAGGTCGTGCCGCCGATTGACGCGGCGACGATCGCAGCGGCGGGGCGGGGCGTCTCGCGCGGCGTCCAGCTCCCGGCCGAGAACACGCTGATTGATGCGTTGCGGGCGGCGCGCGATCCGGGGGTGGTTGATGACGCGCGGATACGGGTCGTAACGGGGAGCAAGGTCTGGGGTCCGGTTGGCTCGGCGCAGCGGGCGGCGCAGCTCAACAACCTCAGCGGCCTGCCGGCCGGGACGGTGCCGGCCGGGGTGAGCGTGCCGGGGGCACAGGTCACGGGGACGGTGCCTGCCGCGACGAACGCGACGAACGCGACGAACGCGACCAACGCAACGAACGCGGCGAGTGTCCCGGCGACGGGCGTGACGGCGGGCGCGCTCCCAGCGGGGGTGACGATCGCGGGGGGCCAGGTCACGTCTGCGGTGGCGAACGCGACGAATGCGGCGACGGCGGCTTCGGCTTCGGCGAACGCGATCGATACGGCGGCGCTCCAGGCCCGCGCGGCGACGACGGCGAAGCTCGGCCTCACGCCGAACGCGACGCCGCCGCTCTCGGTGCTCGGCGCGGCGTCTGGGATTCCGGTGCAGCCACCGGTGACGTGGGTCCAGATCACGGATAGCGGCGGGGCGACCGGCTGGGTGCCGGTCTGGTAGGGGAGGCGAGGCGATGGCGCTCGTTCACGGCACGCCGACGTGGCCGGTCGAGGGGTCGGATAAAGGGTGGGGGGTCGTCGACCTGGCGACCGGGAACCTCTGGGTGCCGGCCGCGGTCGACCTCAACACCGGCGCGACGAACGCCTGGACGTTCCTGACGACGCTGGCGATTCCGTCCGCAACCGGTGCGAACCTGCTGGGGCGTGGGGCCGGGTCGGCGCGTGCGGCCGGTGATGCGCTGATGCCGCCGGGGGCGGTGCAGCGCGCGACGCCGGCGGATCTTGACGCCGAGGGGCAATACACGCCGGTCCAGATCAAAGACGGTCGCATCTATACGCGGGCGATGGAGGAACTGTGGGACGGGTCGACCTGGCAGATGGCACGGAACCTGGCCGGGGTCGGGACGACGCTTTCGGCGCCGCTCGCCGTCGCCGCGCCGGGTCATACGTTCCTGCACACGGCCGCGAATCCGAGCCCGACCGGCACGGACATCACCGACGCCGGAGGCTCCGCCCTCACGGCGCCGGCGTTTGCGCTCAGGAGTACGAACCAGTACTGGCGGATTCCGCGGCGTGGCTGGCGCGACATCAGTATCAACGTGGCGGTATCGCCGGCGTTGGACGCGGGTGGCAGTTTTGTGCTGTACGCGGGCGGGAGATCGGCCGCCAACGATGTGCAGGTGTGGCAGGCGGCCTATTCATCGGGGCTGATTGCCCAGTGGCAAGTGGCCCGCGGCCTCGGCGGTATTGGCGGGGCCGCGGCGGGCACGGCCACGATCGCCAACGGGGTGATCTATGACGTGCCGGCGCTGGACTGGGCGGTCGAGTACCTGACGCTGCGCTGGGCGAGTGGTGCGGCACCGACGGCGGGCAACCTGGAACTGACCGTGACGCGCAACCGATAGGGAGGGATGAGGATGGCCGCAACGTTTGCCGACAGCGCCGCGCTCGCGGCGGACCCGGACTTCGTCGCGCGGGTCACGATGGCGATGGTGAAGTCAGCCGGGTTCGTCCAGGCCGAGGACCCGAACGCCGCGAACCACGTGAACCGCTGCCAGCTTGCGGTGAAGGCGTTGCACGACACGGAGACGTACGGGGCGACGTTCGCGCATGGCGTTGCGGTCAATCCGATCATCACGGCGGCGTCGACGGACGGCGATATCGAATTTTGCATCAACAGTTTGTGGGACGCCTACGCCGGGGTCGTGTGACGCGATGATTCCGTTCTGGCAGGCGGCGGCGTTGATTCTGGCGATTCTGCTGATCGGGGCAGTGGCGCTGTTGCTGCTGGTCGCGGTGTGACTGGGGAGGTGCCGGGATGAAGGGACGCGATGCGCCGGCGGTGTGGGGGACACCCGCGCGTGAGGAACCGTTTGCGTGTTTCGCGGCGGTGCTCAGCTGCCCGGACGGGCACGTCTTTGCGGCGGCCGCCGGGGTGTGCCCGCACTCGCACCGGCCGAAGCGCATCCAGGCGTTGCACGCGATCCAGGAGGCGGCGCTGCGCGGACGGGCCGGTGATTGATGCGCCGCTTCGTCCTCAACCGACTGCGAGATGCGCACCAGTTCTCCGGCACCGGTATCGTCGTGGAGGGCGTTGCGTTCTCCGATGGGCGGGTGGCGATGCGCTGGATGACGGGACGCGCTCGCTCGACCGTCACCTATGACTCGGTCGCAGACATGATGGAGATCCACTCGCACGACGATGACACCGTGATCGAGTGGCTCGACCCGGAGGGTGCCGATGGGTGAGCTGACGGCGGACCTGCAGAACTGGGTCAACCGCGCGATCGTGTGGAAGGATAACGGCCTGGCGCCGCGCAGTGCCTACGGCTTCCATCAGTACGATCAGAAGAAGATCGGTATCTGTCACCACATCCCAGTTTGCGAGACGCTCGCGCAACTCACGGCGTATTTCAACGGCGGCGCGAGCCAGGGCTCAACGCACTTCGGCAACGGCCGTGACGCCTATGTGGAGATTGAGGCCGGCGGCTATCGATTCTGGGTGAGCGAGATCCATCAATACATGGCGGTGACGGGCATCTATTCGCCGTGGGCGCAGGGGGTCATCAACAACTGGGGCAGCTGTGCGATTCAGCAAGCGCCGCTGGTCGCCGGCATGGCGTCGGGCGAGCCGAACGCGGCGTTTGTCTCCGTTGAGAACGTGGCGATGACCGGCGCCGATGGGCTGACCGATGCCCAGTGGAACAATTGCGTGATGCTGCGTGCATGGTCATCGATGCGCTTTGATCATCCGTGTGACCCGCTGACGAACATCTGGCACGCCGAAGTCGACCGGGTGAATCGCTGTAGCGATCCGGGTTGGCGGGGTGAGGACGAGGACGCGATGCAGGCGACGGCGAACCGTGTGCTTCAAGGGGACTACTCCCGGATGAAGGGCGCCGTGTTGATTGCCCCACCGCCGGAGCCCGAACCGGAACCGAAGCCGGAACCGCCGATTGCGGTGGACTACCGCCGGTTGTACGAGGACGAGCTACGAGGCGAGTTGGCGGCCTACACCGACGACGGCACCCGCGCCGCGGTGCGCATCGACGAGGTCAACCGCAAGTTGGCCGAACTCGGCTAGCACGCCGCAGTCTTCAGGCGCGCGGCAGCACGCTCGATCGCGGCACGTTCCCCAAGCATGGTCTGGGTGGCAGCCGTGACCGCTGAGGGCGCATTCGTACTCAGGGCGATGTGGGGAGTCGCGCCGTCCACGGCCTGCGTTGCGCGGACGAGGTCCGTGTGGGCTTCGATCAGGCAGGGCGGTGGGGTAAGCGCACGGGCGCGGGTGCCGAGCGACTCCAGCGTCTGCACGGTGCTGCTGTAGACGGAGCGCCACGCTGAGTCTTTCAGGTTGGCCTCCGACACAGTTCCGGATGGCGCCTGGGCGGCGAGCGAGGCGAAGGCGGCGGCATACCCGTCCACGAGAGGGGCGAGGCTCTGCCGGTACGCCTGGACGCGCGGGTCCGGCGGCACCGATGGGAACGGCGTCGATCGTGGACCGCTTCCCTGCCCCCGCACGGACTCATCTGCGGACGAGCAGGCCCCGAGCAGGAGGAGGGCGGCGAGGGCGGGCAGGAGCCAGAGCAGTCGGGTGGTCATGGGGGGGGCTCCTCCCTAGTACAGATCGTCGACCGTGCCGACGGTGCAGGGCTGGGCGTGGACGGTCGCGCGGACGACTGGGCGGCCCGCGCTGCCGGCAACGACTGAGCGAACGTGCTTGCACAGCTTGTTGAACTGTCCAGCGCGGCACGAGCACGTCAGCAGGCCCGTGGGGCTGATGGCGCAGACGCGGTACTCGGCGCCGGGGGTGGTGGACGAGGGAACCGTCCAGACGATGCTGCTGATGGTAGCCTGGGTCATGGCTGAAGCCTCCGCTGTTCTCTTCTTATATCTTGCCAAACTACGCAATGTATGTCAAGGGGTATCTTGCCAAGATTCGCAAGATTTGCTAGGCTCATCCCATGAACGTATACACGGTGGCGCAAGCGGCGACGGAGCTCGGCGTGCCGGTGCGGACGGTGTTGCACCGGCTGAAGACGGGCCATATGCGGGGCACCCAGGTGGACGGGCGCATGTGGCTGATTGAGGCGCGCGAGGTGGAGGCATGGCGCGACCGTGGCCACCTCCGTCCCGGCCGGCGCCCCCCACCTCCACCTTCATCTCCACCTTCGCGCGGCAGAAACGGGCGAAATCCGGCATGAAACGGCGCCCTCCTGCCGGTAGTCCAGATTCGGCGAATCCGCCTGGCCGAATGGACCTTACTGGAACGGTGGCCAAAATAGATTCATCCATCAGCGTCCAGGACCCGACTCCACGTTCACCTCCACGTTCACCTCTCCGCAGGAGCGTGCCATGTCCCATCGATGTGCCTGGACGATCAGGCGCTGGCGGCAGGATGATGACACGCCGGAGCTGTCGATCCAGTGCGGCGGCTCGGACGGCTGCGGCGCCACGTCGGCCGCGTGCGGCGTGCCGTCGATCCTCGCGCTGCTCGCATGGCTCAGAGCAAACGGCTACACCAGCGGCTAAGGGGGCTGGATGGCGTCTCCCAGCCGCGCCAACGCATCGGCCACCAGCTCGCCTGAGACGGCGCGATAGCGGCGATGGACGGCGACGGCTGAGTGCCCCACCACCATCATCCGCACCTGCTCATCAACGCCGAGTGATGCGAGCAGCGTGACGGCGGCGTGACGCAGCTCGTGGAAGGTGCGCCGCGGGATGCCTGCCGCCTGGACGTGCTGCCGCCATTGCCTTCCGAGCGATTCACGCCGGACGCCGACGACGTACTGCGACGCGTCCTGCAGGGTCCGCTGTTGGGCGAGCGCCGCGGCGACCAGGGGAATCAGCGGCAGGCTGCGGGTGGCGGCCGGCGTCTTGGTGGCCCGGTGGCCGACACCGGTGCCTGGGTGCTGACGCTGAATGGACACGGACGTTTCGGTGATATCGGCCCACTGAAGTCCTGCGACCTCGCCGGCGCGCAGGCCGTAGCAGCAGGCCAGGGTGACCGCGGCGACCAGCGGTGTGTGCTGGACACTCTGCAGGATGCGGCGGACTTCAGGTACGGTGAAGGGCCGCGGCTCGCGCTCGGGGATGCGTGGCGGCGGCACGCGGCGCAGTGGGTTGCGCGGGATGAGCTCGTCATCAACGGCATCGGCGAGGGCCATCGAGAGAATCGCGCGGGCCTTGACGACGGTGGATGGGGCATAGGCACGCACGCCGGGGGATTCGGGCGACAGCAGGTCGGCGAGGGCGCGGCGGCAGTGCTGGGGGGTGAGCTGGTCCAGTGGACAGGCGCCGAGGGTTGGGAGCCACATGGCGAGGGCGGCGTCATAGGTGAGGAGCGATGTGGGGCGCAGACGGTGACGGATGCCGGCGAGCCAGGCGGGCAGGTAATCACCCAGAGTGAGGGCCGGTGATGGTGGAGGCGTCTGCGGCTGGGCGAAGGCCGCCAGCAGCGTCTCAAGCGCCTGGGTAGCATCTCTGCGCGTGCGCCAGGCTTTGCTGGTGCGTTCGACGCCATGTGCGCGGATCACCCACTGCCGCGTTGCCTGTTTGTAAAAGACCTGGCCGGTGGCGGGGGAGCGGCGCGGCATGTGACACCTCAGTCAGACACCGCGGCGACCGGTGTGGGACGCTTCAGGTATGAGCGACCGTGACCGCGTGCTGGCGTCCCGCATCCTGCTCGGCTACCTACTCGCGTTCACGCTCGGCGTGCTCGTCGGCGTCTGGCTGGCGTAGATGGGTGCGGGCGACGAGGTGTTCGAGCGCATCGAGCACGTCGCCGGGGACATCCTTGAGCCGGTTGAGGCGGGGGGCGACATTTTCGGGCACGGTCAGCGTGACGGAGCCGTCCGGCGCCGGCCCGTTCATCAGGTAATCGACGGTCGTTCCGAGCGCGAGCGCAAGTTGATTGAGGCGACCGGCCTCCGGCTTATCGATGTCGCCGGACTCAACCTGCGAGAGCCACCCGCGCGAGATCTCCTGCGGTCCTTTGTGGGACGCCTGCACGGCGAGCTGGCCTTGCGTCCAGCCCAATTCCGCACGTAACCGCCGCACGCGGATGCCGATCTCAGGTGCCGCCACGCCCACCATACCTGCAAGTATACTTGCATTCTCAGCGAGCGGCTATGGCGGGGGGAAGGGGTGCGAGCTACTCGGTGTTGACGGTGCTTGCTTGATATGCAAGCATGCTTGCACTATGATTGATCTAGTGGATGTGTTGCGCGCCCGCCAGGTGGCCGAAGGCCAGAGCGACCTCGTGTTTGCCGCCCAGCTCGGGGTCAATCGGGAAACGTGGCGGCTGCAACGCACGGGGCAGACCCGACCCGGTCCGCGCACGCTCCAGGGCGTGATGCGGGCGTTCCCGGACCTTGCGCCGCTCGCCCTGGCCGTTTTGTTGTCGCTCGGTGCAAGCACGCGGGCAGCGGATGACAGCAAGCGGGCAGAGGTGGCAGGATGACCGTCACATGAACGAGCCGCTCTTGACCTACGACGAGGCCGCCGCCGTGCTCGGCATCGCGCCGCGCACGCTCTCCGCCTGGGTGGCACGCGGACGGCTGCCGGTGGTGGTGCTGTCGCACACGGTGCGCCGCATCCGCCGCAGTGACCTCGATGCCTTTGTGGCCGAACGGGTCCGCAGGGTATCGCAGGGGCGGCGCACGCCTGCACTACGCGCACCCACCGCCGCTCGGGAGTGGGTCTATACACCGCGATCAGCCTGAACGAACGAAGACCCCTCTCCGCTGCCACCACGCGACTGAGAGGGGTCCACGAAAGGAAAACCGTACGTTATGACCGTACCGCACACCACCACCGCCGTCCATACCTGCCCCGGTCACGCCGTCTGCGACGCGATGACCCGCGAGGGCGTGAGCCTGCACCAGCTCACGCAGTTGCGCGTGCTCCGCACCGAGTACGAACGCGCGGCAGCGAGTTTCACCCACCTGGACGAGTCCGTGCACAACGACCGCTACGATGGCCGGCCGCCAGCCACGCTCGTGCGGTTGCGTGATGTCGCCAACGGCCACTGCGATGACACCTGGCAGCGGTTGAAGCGCTACGAACGGGCCAATCCAGCGGTGGTGCGGGCGCTCGATGCGCTGGAGGTGAGCGGATGACGCCGCGACTGCCCGTCACATCCTGCCGTTCCTGCGGCCGGCCGATGGTGTGGGGCCGCACCCACACCGGTGCGCCCGTGCCGCTCGACCCCGACATCGTCGTCATCTACGACGCCGAGGGCGTGGTGCGACAGGGGCGCGTCACCCATTTCGCATCGTGCCCACACGCCGAGACCCATCGGCGCCGGACGGAGGCGGACCGATGACGCCGTACTACGACCACGCCGGCGTCACCATCTATCACGGCGATTGCCGCGACATCCTGCCCGGCCTGTCCGCCGACGCGCTCGTTACCGACCCGCCGTATGGCATCGGCTGGCCACGCGCCACGTGGGACGACGACCCCGCCGCCTATCCGGCGATGATCCGCTGGTTGGTCGCGGAAGCCGTGCGCGGCATCACGGGCTACTGTTTTGTGTTCCAAGCGATGCGCCGCTGCGCGGACTGGCACGACTGGTTTCCCGACGTCTGGCGCATCTTCGCCGCCTGCAAGAACTTTGCCCAGATTCGGCCGACCGGCGTCTGGCATAGCTGGGACCCGGTGATCTTCTGGACGAATGCGTCGAACGCCGCGCCGAACTCCGCCACGCTCAACCGCGACTATCACGTGGGCAATGTCGCTGGCGTGTTCGGCGAGCGGTCCGAACACCCCGCACCGCGTCCGCTCGACACGATGCGCCACATCGTCGCGTGTGCCGCGGGGGACGGCGAAACGGTGATCGACCCATTCATGGGCTCCGGGACCACGCTCCGCGCCGCCAAAGACCTCGGGCGGCGCGCGATTGGTATTGAGCTGAACGAACGCTATTGCGAGATCGCCGCCGATCGCCTCAGGCAAGAGGTGCTGCTATGACGCCACGTGATGAAGCCGACGCCGCCGAGGCCGTGTGGGAGTGGCTCGCCGCCGCGGCGCTGTGGCTGCTCGTGCCGGCGCTCGGCTGGCTGCTCGCCGCACTCGCCATGGCCCTGGTCAGCGGGCGGTTGCCATGAAGGAGTTCGCTATGACATCCCAGTCCCTCATCCCCGCTGATGCCGGCCTTGACCTGATGACGCTCGGCCAGGTGCTGGCCCAGTCCGGCTACTTCACCGATGCGAAGACCCAGGCCCAGGCCGTGACCAAGATTCTGTACGGCCAGGAGATGGGCATTTCCGCCATTGCGTCGCTGGTCGGTATTCACATCATCCAGGGCAAGCCGGCGCCCTCGGCCGGCCTGATCGCCTCCGTCATCCGCCGCAGCACTGCCTACGACTACCGCGTGCTCACCCACACCGATGACGAGTGCTCGATCGAGTTCGTCTACCGGGGCGAACGCGCCGGCGTCAGCACCTTCACGATGGCCGATGCCCGCCGCGCCGGGTTGCCCAGCACGAACAAGGTGTGGACCCAGTATCCCCGCAACCTGTTGTTCGCGCGGGCGATGTCCAATGGCGCGCGCTGGTACTGCGCCGACATCTTCGGCGGCGTGGTCTACACACCGGAGGAGCTCGGTGCGGTGGTGGACGGCGAGGGGCATGTCATCAGCGTGCCGAAGGCGGCGTCGGTGTCGGACCCGGCTGAGGAGATGCCGGACCCGGCCGAGCTCATCGGGCAGTCCGCGACCCAGGCGGCGCCGTGGTTGGCCAACGAACCGCCGGCCGTGAAGCTGCCGCACCCGGAGGCGGTCGCAACGGACGAGACCGTCACCGACCGTGACGGCAGTGACGCAGCGGTGTGGCTGGTGGGCGGTCTGCGCTGCATCACGCTGCCCAATCCGAAGGGCGGCCGTTTCCTGCTCGCCTTTGAGTCGTGCCCCGACCACGCGCCCCGGCAGTGGGTGCTTGGTCCGGACCAGGAGGCGTCCGCCTGGCGCCACAGCCTCGGGGCCGGCTCGCCGCCCTGCCGGCGCGTGGACGTGATGCCGCTCACCGCTGAGCACCGGCAGATGATCGCGGCCTTAGCCGGCGATGCCGGCATCAGCGACCAGCAATTGATTGAGCGCTGTCAGGACGAGTTCCGCCGCGGGCCTGGGCAGCTCTCGCTCGCCCAGGCCGACGAACTGGTGGCGGCGCTGTCGGAGACGGTCGCCGTGGTCGCCGCCTTCGACTAAGCCGTCACCGTGCCGAGCCGCCTGGGGAGGGGCTCGGCCGCCGGCTACGGCAGCGGATTCCGTTCCGGCCATCCGCTGTCGTGGCCGCCGTCAATCTTCCTCCGAGGGGTTGCTATGTCTGATGCCGTTCGCCGTTTCTCAGCCGAGTCGCCCTGCCCCGTGTGTGGCTCCCACCAGGACATGCCCCGTCATCAGGGCGTGCGCTGCTGGGGCTTTCTCAGTTCGGATGGGGTGTACGCGCACTGTACGCGGGCGGAACTGGCTGGCCGGCTGCCCCTGAACGGCGGCTCATCCGGCTACGCCCACCGGCTGCTCGGTCGCTGTCCATGCGGCCACGACCACGGCGCCGATGCCTTCGATGCGGCGATGCGCCAGGCCACCCGCGCATCGGCCCAGGCCGGCCGCACCTGGGCCAAACCGCGGAAGGCCGAGCGTCCGCACGGCACGATTGAGGCCATCTACGACTACGACGGCCACTATCAGGTCGTGCGGCTCAGGCTCCCCGATGGGTCAAAGACGTTCCGCCAGCGCCGGCCGGCCCCCGACCGTGATGGGGCGTGGATCTGGAACCTCGACGGCGTCGCGCCCCGCCTCTATCACCAGGACGAGATCGCCGCACTCCCACCCGGCTCCACCGTGATCGCGGCCGAGGGCGAGAAGGACGTCGACCGCTTCCGGTCACTCGGCTTCCATGCCACGTGTAACAGTGGTGGCGCCGGCAAGTGGCGGGCGGCGGCAGCCTCCGTGCTGCGCGGCCACCATGTGCTGGTCGTGCCCGACGAGGACGAGGCCGGCCGCCGCCACGCAGAGGCGGTCGCCCGCGCACTCGACGGCTCCGCGGCATCGGTCACGATCGTGCGACTCCCCGGACTCTCCGAGCGTGGCGACGCCTCCGACTGGTTTGATCAGGACTGGACCCCGCGCCACTTCACCGCGATCGCCGCCCTCGCGGCCCAGGCGCCACCCACCCCACATCCGGACTGCCGCTGCAGCGCGGACGACCCGCCCGACGTGTCGGCGCTCAAGGCCCTCAGCCGTACGACCCGCGCGCTGATCTACTCCGCCGCCTCCCCCAGTTTTAAAGTCGCCCAACTCGTGCTCGCCTACGAGGTGCACGCCCCCATACGCCGCGTGCCCTTCATCAGTCTCCCGGCCATCGCCCGCCGCGCGCACGTCTCCGAGGACACCCTGATCCGTGCCCGTGATGCGCGCATCACGGACGGGTCGCTCACCAAGACCACCCACTACCTCCCCGCCAATCCCTACACGGGTGAAGTCACCGACGGCCCGCGGCCCTACATCCGGATCGTTCCCACCCACCAGCGCCTCGCCGAGACGCTCCACGTCTTCGCCGAGTCCGTCCCTGACTGCCTGGTCAAAGCGAAGCGCAGCACGATTCGGAAGGCGCCGCCATCGAGCGTCCCCGTGCCCGACCTCACCGACCAGCCGCTGCCCTGCCCCCAGGACGGCGACGTCGACCTCACCGTCCGGTTGGAGTCCGTCCATGTCGCCCGCTGCGGCGAGTGCGGCCTCCCCCTGGCCGCCGTCACCCGCGATGGAACCGAACTCTACCCGGCCGGATTCCGCTTTTCGCAACTTGCGAAACAGGAAGATCGTTCCCTTCCGCTCCGTTTTCCCTCTTACGCAAGTTGCGAAAAGCGGCCCCCCTGCTGTGTCTGTGACCCGGATGCGCCGCTGTCGGTGGGCGACGTGTGCCTGCCCCATCTCGCTGATGCGCTGCAGGACGAGGCGGTGCCGGTGTGATCGATGCGCGATTCAGCGATGCATTGGAACAACGGGCCGCGCTGGTGGATTGGCTCACCGACAACCCGAACGGGCGCCGGTGGTTCCGTGATGTGATGGGAAACCTCAGCCCACATGACCGACCGGCGATGGATGCGAACACCGTAGAACAGTCATTCCGGTCAGCAACGCTGGCATCACTGATGCAGGGTGCCCCGTACTACTGGTCTGGTGTGCCGCTGACGCTCGTTCAGGATGCCGCGCCTGCGATCCCAGATTGGACGCTGTCTGAGGAGGTGATCCCAGACGCCTACGGATTCTTCTGGTTCGCGTCACCGCTGCCGTTACCGGATCACCCTGACCATGTCGCG